ACTTTACTCATCTTCCAAAGTTTAGTTCCTTTTGTTAATAAACCTCCATCACCTAATATAGATTTAGCAATACTAGTTTCTTTACTTGCAAAATCTCCTGCACCAATAATATCATCAGCTATTTCTTTTCTAATGTAAGAACCTCTTAAAGTTCCATAATGTTTTGTTTCAGGTATTTTTTTATATAAAGATAGATCAGCTTTACTAATATTTAAATTAGCATCATCAATTAATTTATCCATTTCTTTAATTATTTTATTATCTTTTGAAGGTCTTAAACCATCTCTTATTTCTCTAGCTATTCTATCTGATTCATCTTTCAACCATAATGGACTAACATCTTTTCCTTGAAATTTAATTAATCCTGCTTTTAAATTCCAATTAGAGTCTTCTGCTATTTTTTTAAAAAATCCATGACGAACTATATCAGACATGGGTGCTTCAATAGCTTTAGATCCTAATAAACTAACATCTTGTATTTCTCCTAAAAAATCTTTTGTATCTTGAGGTAATTCTTTTCTTTGTTTGGTGTAACCCATATTACTATTTTTACCAAAATACTTTAAGTATAGTCTTGGCAAGTAAGATCCTTCACCTTGTTTAATAACTTCTTTGGATAATATTCCTGCATCAACTAATGATTTACCAACAGTATCTATTGCTAATCTTAATTCTTTTGCTTTTTTTAAAACATCAACATTCTTTATTGCGGACTCAGTTCCTTCTTTAGTTAAAAAATTTTTAACAGATATTTTTTCATCAAGCTTTAAGTTCTCAAAAGTTTCAAAAACATTTTTTGACAAATCTTTTACAGCTTCTAATTTTCCTGTAGTTAATCCTCTTAATGTTAAATATTTATCTTGATTAGGTAAATCTTTTAAAGGTTTATAACTTGGAAATTTAGCACTTGTAAAATCAATTACTTTACCTGCCATTGTTTGCCATTTTCTACCTAATAATCCAGGAGCTGCTTCAACACTTGTAATATTTACATCCTCAAGAGGTTCGGCAATAGCTTGTAAATTTTCTGAAATAGTTTTTTCTTTTGCAGAATCTGGTTGATCTTTAATAGTAAAAGGTTCTCCAGTTTTAGTTTTAGGTTCTGGTTTTTCAGTTTTAAAAATTCTTGAAAGTCCAGGTTTTATTAGTTTAGTAGCCCAGACAATACCTTCTATAGCAGTACCTAATCCAACTCCCTCTAAAGCCATTTTAAATCTAGCTTCAGATTCTGTATCATTAGGATCAGCTTTTAAATATTTTGTTACTGGATTTTTTAAACTAGGATATTCTTCTACTAAATTTGAAAGTCTTTGTTCATAAGGAGAAAAAGCTAGTTGTTCTGCTAATGCACCTCTTGCAACAATCTCTGTACCTTTTCCTATCTTTGAAGTAGGAGTAAGCATTTTTAATTTTGAAAATGGAATAACAAATCCTGTAACATCTCTAACAAAACTTCCTCCAAAATATTCAGGTTCTTTTACTTTAGGAAGATCAACCACTTTTAGTCCTTGAGATTGCATTCTTGTTTTAGCTTCCTTATACTTATCCCCATATAAAACTTGATAACCATCTTCTTCAGTTTTTACTACACCACCTTTATATTTGTCTGGAGTAATTAAATCAAATGGTGATTCTATCCATTCTGAAAAATCTATAGTTCCTTGAGCTACATCTCTTAAAGCACCAACTGCTGTACGATAAATATTTTCACCTACACCAATCTCATTTTCTTCTTTTTCTTTTTTTATAGATTCAAATGTAATTGGTTGTATTTTAGGTTCTTCTTTAATCTCTTGTGGTTGTAAAGATTCAAATGTAACTGGTTCTTGTTTACTTTGAGTTTCGGAATTTTTTTTTAATTCTTCAAAGGTTATAGCCATACAACCTCCTATTCAAAGTTATCTTTTTTCTTATTCCATTTCATTGATTGACCATTAACATTATATAATTGTCCATCAATTAATTGATCTTTACTTTCTGGAACTGATGTAGGGGTTTCCATAGTTTTGTAAATTTCTCTATAAAGATTTTTAAATCCTGGTAGTTTGTCTGATATTTCTTCAGAGGATGTATATTCAGATTTAGCTAAATTTTTTGCAACAGATCCTAAAAATTCTTCTTCGCTCATTCGCTCTTTACCTTTTCTTCCATAAACTTCACCTGCAATTTTTATCTTCATTGGATCACCTTCTTCTACTATTTTTAAATAACTTGCATAGTTTCTTGCAGCAGCAGTTCCTTGAAATTCTTTTGGTACTGGTGTTAAACCTTTAGCTTTAATATCTCTTTCATATTCATAAACAACTGCACCTTTAGATCCATCTTCATTTTCTTTATTTGGATCATAAGCAGAAATTAATCTTCCTTTTTTAGGAGTTAACATTTGTTGTAATTGTGCTGTTTGAGTTACAGCAGGAAGTAATGCAGAGAAAGGATCTTTACCTTGCATACCTTGACCAAATATAGCCGAACCTAATAAAGCTGATTGAGGTATATTATTTAATAAACCACCTTCTTGATTATTCATTTTTTGAAAATCTATTAATCCACCTGCACCAGATTGACCACCGACACCAAATAAACCTTGAGTTCCTTGACCACCATCAACACCTGCTGTTCCTGTCATATATTTTCTGTATAAATCCATTAATGCCATTATATTAATCCTAATTGTTTTAAGTAATCTATATTGTAAGGGTTGTTTGTCATATTTACATTACTTAGGTTGCCATAGGGTGCTTGTGAGTAACCAAACTGTTGACTTGGTGTACTTATACCCAATATGTTATTTATGTTACTTTTAGCATCATTATAGCTTGTTTGCAAACTAGAAGAAAGAGAAGATGTTGGTTGATTAGCAAAGTAATCATTAACCATAGATTGTTGCGGTGTAAACAACCCTGAAGAAATTAATAAATTTTGCAAAGCATTACCACCTCCACCACTACCTACAGCAGTATTTGTAGTATTTCCATTACCACCTGTATATCCTAAAAATTCATAACCTGGTACACCTGACATCATATTTCTAGCTTGATTAGTTTGATATAATGTTTTTAAAGCACCCATTGTTGAAAGATTAAAAGGGTTTGATTTTACATTAGCTTTATAATTATCAAAAAAACTTGTAATACTATCTCTATCTTGTGGGGAAACATCTACTTGAGGATCTGGATCACCATAAACAGGATTTTGTTGTTGATAAGCTATTTCTGCTAATGCTCTTTGAAAACCAGGATCTACTGTATTATCATTACCACCACCATAACTTTGTTCTCTACCAGATTGATTAGCTGATGAATCATAAGATCCTACAGAGTCTGCACCGTATTGAGATTCAGCATCTTGTCTTCCATTACCTCCACCGCCAGAACCACCACCACCACTATTTGATGATGAATTTGATCCTGTACTTTGACCTCTAGCATCATTGCTAGGTGGATAAGCAAAAATACCAGATGGTGTAGAAGTTTTAACTCCACCAGCATCTACTAACATATCTCTTTCACTTGGAGTTATGTAAGCAAGTAAATGATTTTTTGGTGCTACATCATTTAGAAGTCCTGCGTATTTTTTAAGGTCATTCATTAAGAATTAATTCCTTTATAAAATTATTAAAATTACAAATAGCACACCAAGTATAACAATATACTTAGATGTATTATTATCTATGTCTGTTTTAAAATCGTAAATTATTTTTCTTAGTTTATCCATTATAAAAGACCACCTAAGTAACCTAGTCCACCACCTATTAATGCACCAGGAGCTCCACCGAAAGTTCCACCTAGCATAGCACCACCCATAGCAGTTGAGAATGGATTTGATTGTGTGTTTTGTTGAGCAGTAGTTACTGGAAAACCAGAAGCTATTGGAGTAGCTAAACTTGAGTATTGTCGTAATGCGTTATACGGAGCTAACTGTTGTTGTCTTTGAATATTTTCTAGTTGAGCTCCTGTTTGAGTTAAACCTGGTAATGAAGTTGCAAGACCTAATTGTCTTCCTCTTTCTTGACCATACTCTTGAAAAGCTAAAGGTAAAGCAGCATTAGCTACTTGAGAAACAACTTGGTTTTGCATCATTGGAGAACCTGGTGTTCTACCTGCTCCACTAAATTGTCCTGCTACATTACTATAAATATCTCCAGCAGTTTGTTGTAATAAAGGTGATAAAAAAGGATTTAAATATTGTCCACCAAGTGTTGCTGAAATTTGTTGGTTTGCAGCTGTACCTAATTGTTCTTGTTGAGCAAGACCACTTAATGTTTGTTGTGAGGGTGCTACATAACCTGCTGCACCTACACCTTGATTATATAAGTTTCCAGATTCTGATAAAATTTGATTTAATGCAGGTCTAGCTGCTGCATAAGGTTGTACTTCATTTGTTGTTTGTTGATTTCCACCACCACCTGAACTCATATTTTATCCTCTTGTTTAATTTGTTTTTCTAAAACAATATGGGTTTTTTTATACCCATGATTATTATAAACTTTTTGCCAACCTGGTCTAGCTATTAATTCAACCATCTTACAACCTTCATCTTTAGCAAATTCTTCAACTCTACTTATTAAGTGTTGCCATTTAGACATTTGCCTTCCAGTTACAATATAGACATGACAGACTTTACCATGTTTCTTTTTAATTATCTCAGTAACTACTACACCAAAATACTTATCAGATGCTTGTTTTTCTTTTTTATCCCAAATAACCCAGACTTGAAATTTATCTTCTTTAGCAGTTTCAAAAACATAATCTGAATCGGTAAGTTGACCTGAATAAGCTAAAGCAGATTTAATATCTTTTTCTACTAATGACCAAACTTTATCAAGTTCTATAATTGGTATTCGTACTAATTCCATAAATACATTATAAACTAATTAAAATCAATATATATCTAAGAACTCTTTTCGTCAAATATTTCTAAATAACTAACCATACCTTCAATGGTATCTACTGTACCTACTTGTATTTTAAGTACATCTGCTGACTCTAAAACAATAGGAGATAATGCAGCATTAACTGTTTCTCCAGAAGCTAAAGATTTATGATATACTTCAAAAGTAGCTGAAGCTGAACTATCAGTTACAAATACTTCTACAAGATTGTTTGAACCATGTTCATTACTAATTTGTATATTTTTAACAATTGTTGTTCTTCCAGTAGGTACTGTATAGATAGTTGTAAGATCTGTTGTGCTTATTGCAAAACCTGCGTTTTTATATATATTTGCCATAATTATCTTGTTGTGATTTTAATATTAATTTTATTGTCAGATATGTAAAGATAATTTTTCATAATATTAATCTATAGTTAAGCAAGTGAATATTTGGTGTGGAGGTAATACCCACTTGCAAAAGTTTTATACCATTTTGTTATTATAAAATCAACTCTGTTAAATTGTTATTTGAACCTATTGTACCTTTATAAAAAGTGTTAAAAGCTAAACTTACTCTAGTATTATTTCCCTTTTTAGTTTCTACTTGATGAATAGTTGATGATGGAAACATTACTAATTGACCAGTTTCTAAAGCAAACCACCAAGTTTCAGAGTTCCATATATTAAAATTTTTTATTTCAGGTTTTATTTGCTGGTAGCCTATTGGATTTGAAAATTTAATTTTATCGTTTTCTTTATTACAATCAAAATATAATACACCAGATACAACTGAATTTGGGTGTGCATGAATATGATGATGTTGATTTTCTTCTGTATAATTTAACCAAGATTGAGTTATATAAAGTTCTATATTATTTTTAGGAGATATAATTTTTTCTAAATAATCTTGACAAGATTTATCAATAAATTTTTTAATGTTTTTAAACTCTTTTCTATTTAAGATATAATTATCTTTTGTATGAATATTGCCTGTATTATTTTTACAATGTTTTTTTTGTTCAGTTACAAATTGTAATTCTTGTTTTGTAAATTTTCTATCTATATTTGATATATAAATAGGTATTGGAAATAAATTTTCAATAATAGGTTCTTTCATATTATTAACAAATATTTATTTATCTGTTAAATCCCATCTTTCATTATTTTCATTCCAAGTATATCTTTCTCCATCATCTGGTTTAGCAACAGGTGCTTCCCAAATACAAGTATCTTCATTTAATATCCATGAATTAAAAGGTTTTTTAGGAATAAAAGCGTCTTTATCTTCATCATAAGTAAAACCAATACCAGCATGATTTTTTCTTAAAGGTGTTCCTCCAGTTGAGTGAACTCCACCAAGAGTGTTATAAGATGTTTGAACCCAAATAGACCAACCTGTTAATTTAGTTAAAAAATCTATTCCATTAACTTCTTGTTCAACTCCATCAGCATCTAACAATTCATTATTATGAACTGAAAGAACTTCTATTACTTTATTATTTAATCCTATTTTTGCAAAACTAGCCATTATCCTGTGTAACTCCCACTTCCATTAAATGTTAAAACTCTATTTGCTCCAACTACTGCAACTGTTGGAGAGCCTGTTGTTATTCCAGAATAATCTGCTGAAGGCATACTTAAAATAACTACACCCTTACCACCAGCACCACTTGCAGTATTATCTTCACTAGAACCAGAACCGCCACTACCAGTATTAACTGTTCCAGCATTACCATTTCCAGAACCAACACCATCTCCTCCACCACCAGAACCACCAGTTCCTAAAGTTCCACCAGTTCCATTTTGTGAACCTCCGCCACCACCAGCTCTAGTAACAGAAGACCCTGTTATTGAAGATGCTGTTCCATTACCACCACTACCAGTAGTTCCAGGAGAAGCACCATCTCCATTTCCTCCAACTGCACTAGCACCGCCACCACCGCCACCAGTTCTACCACCAGCAATATAAACTCCAGAACCTCCATTATTTCCTTGACTTGGTGATGTACTTGGAGTGTTTCCACTTCCTCCTGGTATAGTTCCAGAACCACCACCTCCACCACCCCCAGAACCTCCATTACCTCCTGCTGAACCAGCATAAGACGTACCATATCCACCTCCAGCAGAGGTAATTGTAGTTAATCCTGAACCTGATATTGAACTGTTTGATCCACTATTTCCATTTTCAGAACCATTAGCAGATCTAGCTGCACCACCATCTCCTACTGTAATTGTAATTGCTGTGCCAGATAAAACTGATTGAGTTGATGTTCTATAACCTCCAGCACCTCCACCTCCTCCAGCTAAACCACCACCAGAACCTCCACCAGCAATAACTAAAAAGTCTACTGAATAAGGTGGGGGTGTTTCTAAAGTTACATCATCATCTGAAGTTGGAATCCAACCTTGTGTTGCACCAGAATAAACTATTCTAACTGATTGACCGCTTGTATTATATAATGGATTAGGAGCTGTTGCTCCTTGAAATTTTAAACTGTTTTGATTTATTGTAATTGCGTTAGTTCCCCATGTTCTTAAATAGTCTGTAAAAATTAATTCATCACCAACACTAGCTGAACTAGGTAAAGTAATTGTACAAGCATTAGATGTTGTATTAATCCAATATCCTCTACCAGCTACTACTGTAATAGTTGAAGCTGTAACTACTGATGATTGCCAATCTAAACCACCACTAGCTGCATCTTGCCAAGCTATATCTGTTCCATCTGATGTTAATACTTGATCTGCTGTACCTTTAGTTAAAACTGTTGTAGCTGCACTTGAGTTACCATAAATAATACTTCCTCTACTTAAAGCATCAAGTGTATCTATTTCTGCTGCTGTAGCATCTACTGCAGCAAGTTTAGTTAAATCAGCTTGTACTAATCCACTAACACCATCTAATAAATTTAATTCTGTTGCAGTAGAAGTTAGTGCTACATTTTCATTTATTTTTGGTAAAGTTAAAGTTTTATTTGTTAAAGTTTGTGCAGTTGTCTTATCAACAGTTGTTGCTGTATCAATTGCTATTGTGCCAGAACTTGTAATAGCTCCACCTGAAAGACCTGTACCAGCTGTAATAGATGTAACTGTTCCTACATTTTGTGGGGTAATTGTTGTATATGTAATACTTGTAGATCCTAATACTGCATCAGTATCTGTTGTGCATAAAAATATTTTATTATCATTTGCAGTACCTTGATTAGTTATAACCATACCACCTGATAGTTCTGCAATAGTATCATGTTCAGGATCTCTTGATGCTGCACCAGCACCACTACCGACTGCTAAATATAAACCATTTTCTGTAGCTGTTGATTGATTTTTTAAAAGAACCCTATCTCCAGAAACTAATGTTATACCATCAATAACATCTCCAGCTTCAAGAGCTGATGAAATTACTACATTTGCAGTTGAAGCACACTCTGCAATAATTCTAGTTCTTAATCCAGCAACTGCATTATCAACATAAGTTGTTGCAGCTTTTGCGTCCATTTGTGTTTGGATAGCAGAAGTAACTCCATTAACATATGCAAATTCTGCATTTGAAACTACACCATTATGAATTTTAGTTGCATCTATTGCTGCACTAGAATTAATATCTGCATCAACAATTGAATCATTTGCTATTTTTATGGAAGTAATTTGAGAATCAGCTATGTGTGCTGTGTCAATTGATCCATCAACATATTGATCTGAATCTATAGAGTTAGCTGCCATTTTAGCAACTGTAATTTGTGAGTCTGCAATATGAGCTGTATCTATTGAGCCATCAACATAATGTTCACTATCAATTTGATCGTCAGCTATTTTAGCACCTGTTATAGCATCAGCATTTATTTTAGCTGTAGTTATAGCACTTGTTGCAATTTTATCTGATGTTACTTGTGCAGATGCTATATGAGCTGTGTCTATACTACCATCTACATACTGGTCAGAGTCAACAGAATTAGCTGTCATCTTAGCAACTGTAACTGCATCAGTTGCAAGTTTAGCAGTTGTAACTGATCCATCTGCAAGAATAGCAGTTGATATAATTCCTGTTGGTATAGAATTATTTGTTTTAGATAAAGCACCAATATAAACATTTGTAATAGCTTCACTTGATAATGAACCACTATCCCAAGTTATATTTACAGTAGTGTTTGTAGAAAAAGTTGAACTAGAAATAGTTCCATAAATTGTTCCTGGAGTAGAAGCTGTTAATTTAATTCTTCTTCCAGCATGATAAATTGCTGTAACATCAACACCAGCAATTGTAAATGAAGTTCCACTTGCATAAGCTGCTGTAAAAGCTGCATCACCATCACCATACTCAACCCATTGACTATCATATACCATTCTCT